TTCAGCAAACGGCGTTCTGGGGCTTTATGCGCGGGCCGGGCAGGACTGGCACGACGTTACTGTCTGGCCACAGGTGCCTGGTATCCAAGACCCGCACAAACGCCTTGCCGCAAAGCAGGGCGACCCGACCGAAAAGCATGGCGTGGTCGGCGCATTCTGCCGCACTTATAATGTATTGGCTGCCATGGATAAGTTTCTGCCGGGCATTTATGAGCCCGTGGATAACAGCCCCGACCGGTACACCTTCACCGGTGGATCAACCACCGGCGGCGCCATCGTGTACGACGATGGTACTTTTATATTCAGCCACCATGCGACCGACCCCGCCGGCGGGAAACTCTGCAACGCCTTTGATCTGGTCCGTTATCATCTGTTCGCAGACAAGGACGACGCCGCACAACCGGGCACCCCGACCAACCGGCTGCCGTCATTTACAGCTATGTGCGAGCTGGCCGTCGCCGACACCGGTGTCTCTGCTCTGCTGAATAAGGAGCGATATGAGGAAGCAACAAAAGATTTCACCCTGCCCGGCGATGATGCCAGCTGTACTGACGCCGCCCCCGAGGATTGGATGCAGCTCCTGCAGGTAAGCCCGCAAACCGGCGTTCCAGCTAAAACTACCGACAATGTACTGGTTATATTGGAAAACGATCCGCTGATAAAAGGCCGTATCCTTTATGATGAATTCGCCAAACGGGGCCTTGTCGCTGGTACAATGCCCTGGGATCTGACTCACCCGGGGCAGCGTACCTGGGGAGACAACGACGACAAGGGCGCCCGCTGGTACATGGAAAAAATTTATGGGATTACCGGAAAAGACAAAGTTACTGACGCCCTCGGCCTATGCGGAAACAACCATGCCTATAACGAGGTCAAGGATTACCTTCGCGGGCTCAAGTGGGACGGAGTGCCGAGGCTTGACACTTTGTTCACCGACTATTTGGGTGCCGCAGATACGCCATATGTACGTGCCGTGGCTCGTAAATCGTTCGCCGCAGCGGTCGCCCGCGCTCTGGACTCCGGCTGCAAATACGACACTATGCCCATTCTTACCGGCCCGCAAGGTCTCGGTAAATCCACTCTGCTCAACAAAATGGGCCGCAAGTGGTTTACCGATGGCTTGAAAACTTTTGAGGGCAAAGAAGCCTGCGAACTGATACAAGGTGTTTGGATTGTAGAGATCGGCGAACTCGAGGCATTCAACAAGTCTGAGGTTGGCCGTATCAAGCAGTTTCTCAGCCAGCGCATTGACCGCTTTCGGGCTGCCTATGGCCGGCATGTGCAGGAATGCCCGCGGTGCTGCGTGTTCTTCGGCACATCCAATAACGGAGAATACCTACGGGACCCTACGGGCGGCCGGCGCTTCTGGCCGGTTGATCTCGCGATTACAAAGCCAACGAAAAGTGTATTTCGGGATCTCGACGGGGAGATAGATCAGCTGTGGGCTGAAGCTGTCGTACGCTGGCAGCTCGGGGAGCCTCTTTTCCTTTCCGGCGAACTGGAAGCCGCCGCAAAAGAAGAACAAGAAAGCCACAGAGAACATAGCACCCGGGAGGGCATCATTCGAGATTTCCTTGACCAGAGGGTACCGATAGACTGGGACACGTGGGATCTAAACCGTCGCCAGATGTTCTGGAATAACGGTGAAAAAGGCGATTTGCAGCTTGTGGAACGACACCGAGTCTGTGCATTGGAGGTCTGGTGCGAAGCACTGGGAAACGATATCCGGTCTATTCGAAATTCGGACTCCGCCGAAATCAACGCGGTTATTGCAATGCAGGGTGGCTGGAAAAGAATGAAAAACGCGGCGCGATTTGGCTACTGCAAATGGCAAAGAGGCTTTGAAAAGGCTGTGACAAACTGATTGTCACATAAAAAGTTTGTTGTGACAAAGTGACAATCGTGTGACAAAGTTTGTCAACATCAAAAACCGCATGAAACCTGAATAAAAAGCCTTATGTGACAATGTGACAATCTTTCTAATAGTAATGTTTAAATAGGTATATTAGAGAGTACAAAACCCGCCTAACCCGTCTAATGCGCCTAATTTATAAAAAATATCCGCGCGCGGGTTAGAGATAGGGACTGTATAGAGATAGAGTATGGGGGGATTAAAATGCAGGAATCGACGATTGAAGCGTATCTTCGCGACCGGGTAAAAGCACTGGGCGGCAAGGCATACAAATTTGTTTCACCCGGAAACACCGGGGTGCCTGACAGATTGGTCTGTCTCCCTGATGGCAAGGCAGTTTTTGTAGAGACAAAGAGTACGGGTGAAAAGCCTACAAAAAAGCAACGCAGCCGGCACAGAGAGTTGCGGAGAATGGGTCAAATCGTTTTCGGGTGTGTCGATAGCAAACCAAAGGTGGACAGAGTGGTGATACTGGTAAGAGGGCTGGAGAGCCCGAGCCAGAAAGATATCGAAGAATTGGAGATGAGGGATGTTGAGTAGGCCATTTATTCCCCACAACTACCAAGCATATTGCATTAACCGGATTGTGGACATGCCAGTATTCCCTGGCCCCGGGCTTGGCGCTTACCTTGGGATGGGCCTCGGCAAAACAGTAATCACTCTGACAGCGGTAAACGTCCTGAAATATTACCGCTTCGCTGTTCAGCGAGTGCTGGTAATAGCCCCGAAAAAGGTAGCCGAAGCAACCTGGAGTAAGGAGGCCGCCAAGTGGGAGCATCTGCGACTGCTGCGGATTATCCCTGTGCTGGGCAGCCTGAAACAGAGAATCCGGGCCCTGAACACTCCGGCAGACGTTTATGTAATCAATCGTGAGAATGTACAGTGGCTGGTAGACTATTACCGCAACGACTGGCCCTTTGACTTCGTTGTCATCGACGAGTCTTCCAGTTTCAAGAACCATCAGGCGAAGCGGTTCAAGTCCCTTTGCTGGGTGCGGAAAAAGATTTCCCGGTTGGTGGAGCTGACCGGCACCCCCGCCCCGAATGGGCTGATTGACCTGTGGGCGCAGGTATACTTACTGGACGGTGGCGAACGTCTGGGAAAAACGATCGGCGGATTCCGGCAAAGATATTTCGACCCGGATCAGCGAAACGCCCAGCAGGTGTTCTCATATAAGCCGAAAGACGGCGCTGACGATACCATCCAAGGCAAGATAAGCGATATCTGTATCAGCATGAGTGCGGAAGATTATCTGGATTTACCCGAATGTGTTTCTGTTGACGTGCCGGTGGTTCTGGATTCCAAAGCACAGGCGGCCTACAAGAAGCTGGAAAAGGACATGCTGCTGGAAATCGACGAAGAAGAGATCACAGCCACAACTGCAGCTGCACTGGGAACGAAGCTGCTACAGCTTGGCAACGGCGCTGTATACGGTGAAAACCGGCAGGTGGTAGAAATTCACCAGTGCAAAATTGAAGCTTTCCTCGAACTGGTGGAGGCTTTACAGGGGCAATCAGCCCTTGTGTTTTATAACTTTCAACATGACCGGGACCGGCTTCTGGCAGCCCTTAAAAAGTCGGGCTTGCGTGTTCGGGTGTACAAAGATGCCCAGGACGAAACGGACTGGAACAACCACCAGATTGATATTCTTCTGGCTCACCCGGCAAGCACCGCTTACGGCCTGAACCTTCAAGACGGTGGCAATCATATCATCTGGTTTGGCCTGAACTGGAGCTTGGAATTAAAGCAGCAGGCGGATAAACGTCTGCACCGACAGGGCCAGAAACAGAAAGTTTTTATCCATCACCTGATAGTACAGGGTAGTATGGACGAGGATGTCATGGACGCTTTGCAGGGCAAAAGCACCACACAGGAGAGCCTTTTAAAGGCCCTTCGGGTCAGAATTGAAAAAGCGAAGGAGGAAAAATAGAATGCCCGATATTATAAATCACCCGCCGCACTACACCGCCGGCAAGGTCGAGTGCATCGACGCATTGGAGGCAGCAACCGAAAGCTTGACCGGTATTGAGGCGATCTGTACTGCAAATGCGATAAAATATCTCTGGCGCTGGAAGCACAAAAATGGAGTGGAGGATCTTAAAAAGGCCCGCTGGTATCTGGATAGGCTGATTTCCAGAGAGGAGGAATCCGCATGAAAGCACGCATCCCACCTCGGAAGATGATGAACGGCCCCAGCAAGAAGGTAGTCCAGTCGTATATCGATGACAAGGAAAGCGAAATACTGCGGCGATGCCTGAAACTTGCGTTTTTCACACTGAACCGCGAATATGGCTTTGGCGCGACGCGGCTGGAGAATGTATACGAGAAAACATTACAGTTCCAGCGTGAAAATAAAAGTGACCCAATTTTTTGGGAGCATCTTGATCGGGTACTGATACAAGAGATCAAGCTAAAAATACCGCCGGAAGATTACGCGGCGTTTGATGATGATTGAGAGGTGAACAGTATTGACCAATAAGGACATATTGGAGCAGTATGGCGGAATTAAAGCCGAACTACGGCAAATTGAGGACGAGCTTTCCACTCTGCGTAGTACGCCGTATCAGTCTGTCGTAGACTGCGTGAAAGGTAGCAGCTTATGCCCACCTTATCAGCCCCGCGCCATAACGATTCGCGGCGTAGCAATGGAGCCAAGCATTGAAAGGGAGATTGCCCGGCTGGAAGCACGATACGAGAAACAGCGGAAGCAATTGTATTTTTGGTTGAATAAAGCCGAGGATTTGCTTTCTACGATACCGGATGCGCGTATTAGGACAATTCTGAGGTATCGGTACGTCAACGGGCTGGACTGGTGGACAGTTGCTGATAAAATGGGTGGGAGAGAAACAAATGAAACCGTTAAAAAAGTGTCGCAAAAATATTTTAAAGAAAACTTGTGATTTTCCCACATTTCCCGTTATCCTGTGGTAAAGTTAAATTGTAGAGATATACCTACACAACATATCGTATTCAAGGCTCATCCCCCGGTATCGCCGGGAAACCTCCCTGAAATTGCCCCGTGGTAATACACTGCGGGGCAGATATGCGGCAAAAGGGCAATAAGGCGGTTCAATTCCGTCTGGCCGCACCAACGGTTTAAAGAGCATTCTAAAAAACCTTTCAGCGAATGGCAGGACAGCCGGGAAAGACCGGCAAACCGAATATTCCAGGGCGACCCATTTTGGGCCGTCCTTTTTGTTTGGAGGCGAAACGGTATGAACTGTGAAAGCTGTGTATGGAACAAGAACAGGCTTACAGGAGTACCGTTCTGCATTTTTCCAGAGTGTATTTATAAGCGAGGTGGTGGAAGATGTGGCGAAAAACGAATTGATGGAGCAGGCAAAAAGCCTTTACCAAGAGGGCAAGGCTCCGTCTGAAATCGCCGAGCTTTTGGGTGTATCCCCGGGGACCGTCCGCAGCTGGAAGAGCCGCGGTGGCTGGGGCGATAACGCTGCAACGCAACGCAACGTTGCAAAAGAACGTTGCAACGCAACAGACACAAACACTATGCTGATTCAGTCGGTCGAGGAAAACCCGGAACTGACTGACCAGCAGCGGGTCTTTTGCTTGCATTACGTCAAAACCTTTCATGCCACGAATTCCGCTATCCGTGCAGGATACAGTTCTGAAACTGCTGGTCAAATAGGATATCAGCTACTTCAAAAAACTTCAATCCGTGCCGAAATCACCCGGCTTAAGGAAATCCGCTCCGCTGCCCTGCTCGCCTCTGTCGATGATGTGGTAGAAAAATACATGCACATCGCATTTGCGGATATCACCGACTTCTTGGAATTTGGCCGTGCTTGGGTTCCTGTGATGGGTCCATTCGGCCCTATTCAGATCCCGGTGCCAGGCAGCGATGCAAAGGTCGCGCTGACCAAAGAAATCAATGAGGTGCGTTTTAAAGAGTCGTCCGAAGTCGACGGCACGCTCCTGTCTGAGGTAAAGCAAGGTAAAGACGGCGCCAGCGTTAAACTGGCGGACCGCATGAAGGCTCTGGAATGGCTCGGTAATTACTTTGAGGCGAATCCTGCGGACCGGCACCGCCGCGAATACGACAAGCGGCGTTTGGAAATCGAGCTGCTCAAAGCAAAGTCGGCTATAAAAGATACCGGCGACAGCTCCGCCCCTGATGATGGGTTTCAGGCCGCTTTGAACGACCAGGCTGCAAATGTCTGGCAGGCTGGGGACAATTCAGACCCTAACTGGGAGGATCAGAACAGTGACAACGTGGACAAAGATTGACGAGCAGATCGCGGCATATCGCAAAGCACTGTCTGATAGTACCATAAAGCTACGTCATCAGGTTAAGCAAGGCTTTTTTAAGTTCAAGCCGTTTTCGCAGAAACAGAAAATGGTCCTTACTTGGTGGTGCCCCAGCAGTCCGGTAAAGGATTCGGAGGGAATCATTGCTGACGGATCAATCCGTTCCGGTAAAACTGTCTGCATGTCTCTGTCCTATGTCGTGTGGGCCATGGAAAGTTTTGACGGCCAGAATTTTGCAATCTGTGGAAAGACGATCGGTAGTTTGCGCCGCAACGTTATGTTCTGGTTGAAACTCATGCTCCGGTCCCGTGGCTATACCGTGCAGGATCGCCGCTCCGAAAACCTGATGATCGTGCGCCGCGGCGAAAAGTTGAATTACTTCTACCAGTTTGGTGGCAAAGACGAACGCAGTCAGGACCTGATTCAGGGTATTACGCTGGCCGGTGTGCTATTCGACGAAGTGGCGCTCATGCCTGAAAGTTTTGTCAATCAGGCGACCGCCCGCTGTTCGGTGACCGGCTCTAAGTTCTGGTTCAACTGCAACCCCGAGGGGCCGCAGCATTGGTTTTATACGAACTGGATCACCAAGTGCAAAAAGCGCCAGCTGTTGTATCTCCATTTCACGATGGACGATAACCTTTCACTGGGCGACGATATCAAAGCGAGATACCGCAGCCAATACGTCGGCGTATTTTATAACAGGTTTGTCCTCGGCATGTGGTGCTTGGCGACAGGTCTCGTCTACCCCATGTTTGACCGCGACAAAAATACCGTCCCTGAATTCCTCGGCACTGGCCGATACTGGATCAGCATTGACTACGGTATACAAAATCCTTTCTCCGCGGGCCTGTGGTGCCTGCGTGACGGCGTTGCAACCAGAGTTGCCGAGTATTACCACGACGGCCGTAAAACCAAGCAGCAACGGACCGATGAGGAACATTATGCGGAGGTGGAAAAGCTGGCTGGTGAGCGCTATATAGAGCGCGTTGTGGTTGATCCATCCGCCAGCAGTTTCATCGAGACAGTATACCGACACGGCCGGTTTCCAGTCGATAAGGCAAAAAACGATGTGCTCCCCGGCATTGCGGCGGTTTCCTCTCTGCTGCAGGCCGGTAAGATTCAGATTTGCGAGTGTTGCGAAGATTGCATTCGTGAGTTCGAGGCGTATTCTTGGGACCCGGATAAACCGGAAGATACAGTAATTAAGGAGTTTGACCACGCCATGGACGACGTGCGCTACTTTACCAGTACGATTCTTAGAAACGAATTACGATGGGTGGATTGGAATGGAAAGCAATAAAAAGACGGTGATTTTCAGCGGGAACAAACAGAATGAATACCTGCCATTTTTAACCGAAACGATTGATGCGCTTGGTGCGGAACGAGTAAGAGGACTGGCAGTTGTTGCTATTCTTGAAGACCGCCAGGTGTTTACCGCTTATTGGAACATGGACCTTCAGGACAAGGCAACAGCAGAAACAAATATCCGGTACGACTGCATCGATCAAATGATCCGCAACAACAAAGAGCGGTATTTCACAGATTCGGAAATCGAGGATGAAGACTAAGGCGGTGATACCGTGGGCTTTTTAAACTGGATTAAGGGGGTGTTTCGCAGCGTGTTTAGTCCACAGGAAGTATATCAGATTTTCAATGTTCAACCGGCCGCCTCCTCTGTGATGATGGGCGCCGTAGAAAGCTGGAAAGACATATATGAAGGCCGCGCCTGTTGGCTGGGTGACGAACCGGAAATGCGCTCCGCTCAGTTTGCCGCCATTGTGTCCAGCGAAGCGGCGCGGTTAGCTACGATCGAACTCGCCTTTGAGATTACCGGATCCGCCCGGGCGGATTACCTGCAGCAGCGCATGGCAAAGTTACAGGATAAAATCCGTACACAGCTGGAATACGCCTGCGCCCTGGGCGGCATGATGCTGAAGCCGAACGGTGCTGGTGTGGATTTTATTAAACAGGGCGAGTTTATTCCGGTTGATCTGGACAGCAACGGCGATATTACCGGTGCCATCTTCATTTCGTCAAAACAGATCGCAGATCAATATTTTAATCGATTTGAATATCAGCGGTTCGAGGGCGGCTCCTACAAAATCAGCAACAAGGCTTTTGTGAGTGATAGCCCGAACACAATCGGCCGCCCGGTGTCCTTGGCTGCTGTGCGTGAATGGGCAACTATTCAACCGGAATCCAGTATCGATTATCTGGAACGGCCTTTGTTCAGCTACCTGAAAATGCCCTGGGCGAATCAGGTGGACAGTTCCTCCCCTCTTGGCTGCTCCATCTTCGCCAAGGCAATCGACACAATTCAGGACATTGATTTCACCGCCCGGGGTCTGCGAAAAGAAATTAAGACGGCCGACCGTAAGGTGTTCGTATCCGATAAGATTCTGCGACGGGACAATAAAGGCAATGTGACGAACAATCCCATCCCCGATCTAATTCAGGGACTTGAATACGGCGTCGATGAAAAGAACACCTATCATGAATTCAATCCGTCTATCCGCATTGCAGAGTACCGGCAGAGCATGCAAACGTTTTTAAACATCGCTGGTAATCAGTGCGGGTTCAGCAATGGCTATTTCTCGTTCGATGAGAAGACCGGCATGGTGACCGCCACCCAGGTTGAAGCTGACCAGCAGCGCACCGTTTCCACGGCGACCGATATACAAAAGGCCCTGAAAGCAGCGCTTAGCGGCCTCACATACGCACTGGATGCTTATGCTACGCTGTATGGTTTGGCGCCGCCCGGAACATATGAAGAAAATTACTCCATGCGTGACCTGTCCGTCAATGTTTCCGAGGACCGCGCCAGGGCGTGGCAAATGGCTATTGCAAATGTAATCCCAAAGTGGAAATACCTCGTCGATTATGAGGGATACACAGAGGAAGAAGCCAAGGCGCTCGTTGCGGAGGCACAGCAAAGCGCAAATCTCAGTGATCCGTTTAATTTCCGGGAGCGTGATGCCTGATGTTGCCGCCTGATTACTTTGACTACGCTGCTGACGATCTGCTGGAGCTCTACTCAAAACTGGATGAAACTATCACCCGTGACGTTGTGCGCCGCTTGGTAAAGACCGGTGGCGTTTCCGCTACCGCCGAGTGGCAGATTCAAAGGCTTCAGGAGTCTGGCCTATTGCTCGACGATATTATCCGCCGAGTGGCGCAGCTGACCGATGCCAGCGATCAACACGTACGGGCGCTGTTTGAGGATGCTGGGGTTCAGGCCGTAGAAATTGACCGGGGTATTTATCAGGCGGCTGGCCTCTCTCCCCCGCCGCTGCGTCAATCTCTGGCCGCTATGCAAGTGCTGCAGGCAGGCATGGCAAAAACGGCCGGCCACCTGAGGAATCTTTCCATGACCACTGCCGTGGTAACTCAGCAATTATACATCAACGCCGTTACCCTTGCAGAAATGCAGGTGGAGAGCGGCGCTTTTGATTATGTAACCGCTATCCGCAACGCCGTGCGCACGGCAGCAAAGTCCGGGGCCGAGGTGCTTTATCCTACCGGGCACCGAGACAAATTGGATGTAGCCATCCGTCGGGCGACGCTGACAGGAGTAAGCCAGACGGCCGCACAAATCTCCGAACGCTACGCCGACGACATGGGCTGCGACCTCGTGGAAACCACAGCGCACCCTGGAGCCCGGCCAGATCATCAGGTATGGCAAGGAAAGATATTCAGCCGATCTGATAAGCGCGGTAAATATCCTGACTTTGTAGAATCTACCGGGTACGGCACTGGCGCGGGGCTTTGCGGCTGGAATTGTCGGCATAGCTTCTTTCCCTTTTTCGAGGGATTGAGCGCATCCGCTTACCCCCGTGAAAAGCTTCGGGGCTACGAAAATCAGACCGTTCAGTACAATGGTGAAACCATCAAGTATTACGATGCCACCCAGATGCAGCGGGCCGCAGAACGTCAGATCAGAGCCACAAAGCGCGAGCTGGCCGGGTATGACGCTGGAATGAAAGCTACCGGCAGCGAGGAGCTTCGCAACGCTCTGAACGAGCAATTCCACGCGTCGGCTGTGAAGCTGCAGCGCCAGAAGTTGCAGCTGGATGATTTTCTCGGTCAAACCGGAATGCACCGACAGGGTGAACGTGAACAGGTGCTTGGATTCGGACGCAGCCAAGCACAAAAAGCAGTACATGCAGCGAAAAAATAATTTTTGACCGGCCCGAAGTCGCAAAACTACGGGGCGCGGCTGATGCGACCAGCTAAAAAGCATAGCGAGAAAGGGCGATTATGAAACGAGAAGAAATTACAGCGCTTGGGATTGAGGACAAAGATGTTCTCGATAAAATCATGTCTATTCACGGCGTGGACATCGAAAAGCACAAAAACACCATTGCGACCTTAACTACTGAGCGTGACACCTTGCAATCCCAGCTTGCTGCTGCCAACACACAAATTAAGCAGTTCAAGGGCATGGATAT